ATTATTGTAAGTATTAGACATTGTTTTAGCAGCCTCAGCTTTGTTAAGAGCTGCTTGAGTATATGACTGCTCTTGAAGTGCAGCCTGGGTATTTGCTTGTTGATCTTTAAGTTGTACATCAGCTGCTGTATTTTGAGCTTGTAACATAGCTTGTGCGCCTTGTACGGCACTTGTAGCTTGGTCAGTCTTAAATGTTGGCTCAACGTGTGTTGTAGCACCAGATGGTGTAGAAGCTCCACCTTGTGTATAAGCTAACATTGGATTCAATCCGGCAGCTTTCATATCAGTAACAGCTCGTTGATATGATGTATTAGACATTGACTCTTGAAAATTCATTTGATTTTGAGCAATGTCCATATTAGTTTGATTAGCATCTTTTTGAGCTTGTGTAGCAGAATAAGCAGAAGCGCCAATGCCCGCTGCAGCTAAAGCAGGATTACCTGTCATTACACCAGCAATGGTCATGACAGGCCCTGCAATAGAAGTAATACTACTAAATAGACCCATATTAGAAGTGATCGATTAAACCAGGTACAGAGTACATAGGCATTGGTCGTGTCTTTCTAACATCAAAGAAAGAATCAAAGATGAATTGTTGTCCGTTTGCCGCAGCACCTACAGCGACAATACGACTAACTGGTGGGTTATCCACAATAAAGCTACTAGATAAAGTAGGTAAAGCAGTAAATTTTTGAGCCAAATGCCAAGCATCGATAGTACCAGCAGCAGTAGAACGGAATAAGGAACTGATACGGGATGGGTTATATCTGTATTCAGCCCAACGTTCTTGATATCCAAATACCTGATTGTCTTGAGTAGAGTTACCTGTAACATAAATTTCCTTATTGAGGATGGCTTGTTCGCCTAAGGTTGCAAAAGCAGGGAAATAGAAGTCATAGCGTGTGGAACGAGACCACATTTTAGCTAGACCCTGTTGATAAGTAAGATCGGCACGTACAGCAACAAGGCCGATAATTACACCATGTTCAGTAAATGATTGAGTAAATCCATGATTATGAGCCAAGGCAGTACCCATAGCAGCAAGTGTGCCCATAGGGGTAGAGCTGCCTGTTTGTCCAGTAGCTGAGTTTTGAGCAATCGGATTAATGTTGATAGTGGTCGAGCCACCGCCGATGTATTCTGGACGTTGTAAGCGAGCATCAGGACTGATAACACCAAAGTGAGCCCTAATAATTTCAGTATATCGAGTACCGCCACGAGCGTCTCTTTCCAAAAGTTTTTGAATTTGGAAAGATTGACGTAGTTGATTAATTGTTGCTGCAGTTGCTTGAGAAAGGTCAGCATAGAGTGCATTATTAGTTCCTGGGCCGCCCCATGTCCATATTCCAGTTGATCCAGTTGGATGAGCTCCTGAGATAGCAGTAGGGGCACTATTTGTACCGCCGATATCGTCGTATCCAGCAGAAATAATAGGTGCAGAATTACCTAAAGGTAATGATACAGAAGCGCCTTTTTGTGGCCAAGGTAGAGCAGAGGTAAAGTAATCCTTACGTTTACCGCGTTTTAATAAATTGTAATTAGCAATAGTGTCTGGACCATCGCCAGTATCTACAGTTACAGAGTTTTGTAAATTTTCATCACGGAACCATTCGTTCCAGATTAAGTTGTAAGCACGTGGCCAAAATGCACAGTGACTTACAGTTTGTCCGGCAGTTACCTGACCGACAGTAGGCAAGCCCATATAGTCTTGCAAAGAGCCGATGGCATAGCCACCGGCTGGTGACACCTGTTGTGGAACCACATAGGAGATAGAATCTCCTGGATTTATTTGTTGTCCCATAAATTTTTGCCAATTTGACCAAATTAGACGATTAGGAACAAAGAAGAAGAATGAGTCTAGTACCATGTTGTCCATAATTGGAAACAATGGAGTAGATAGACGGGCAAATGCCGTCATATTTAATTTAAATGTGTCCCCTGGTAGAACTTCGTCTACATATACGGGTACAAGATTACCAGCATCGAAAGTGGTTTTATGAGTAGATTGACAATCGAAAGAGCTTCGTGGAATGTCAGCTTTAGGAATCATCGTAAATTGATGAACGTTTACCGATTTATTGCGATGCATGGATTTTTAGCTCCGTGGGTTGTTGGGTGAGAAATGTTGCCATTTCTCTACCCTTAGTTTAATTAGGCAGTTTTAACTTGTTTGCCTAAGGTTAATAGTTTTGGTTGTTCATGTAAAGAGAATAGACCAGTATTATCGTCAAATTCACCAAGTTCATATAGATCAAAGTCATCAGAGTGGTTATACATCTGATTATCTTCAGCTTGACGATTTATTTCATCTGAGAATGAGCGGATAGCGATACCAGTAGAAGGAACGAACATTGGTCGTCCATAAGCATCCGCAGCACGGTCTTTTACAGTACATAGTGTTAATTTCATGAGGATAAGTCCTTAAGTGAGGTTACGTTTAAGTTTTTGCAGTTTTGCCTGAGTGACTTGTTCTTTAACAGCAAGTCTTTCTGGAGTATTGTCTGCGAAGTTAAGTTTAGCACTTTTTTCACGTTTGTATAGTAGTTCGTCATATTCATAGGGATAGTCTGTTTTATATTTTTTGTCATAGAATTTTGGAGGTTTAACTTTTTTACCACGAATTACAACGTAATCGTGAGGGTACACGTCGGAACGGTACTGTTTATACCATTCGTAACCTATACCAGGTTTTAAGGACATTTTATTAAATTCGGGTTTACGCTTAGTAATTTCGCCAGTTTCCTCGTCTAACTCGGTGTAGTGTTCTGAAGCATTTTTTCCAGTTACTTTTTTCATAATATATCTAGCAACATACGCAGCTGATTCAAAGTTAACATCTCCAATGGAGGAATAACCAAATGGCCAGAGGGTTTCAAGGTCTGCGGATCGATATATGAGAGAACCAGCGGGAGTCCTTTTCCATAGTTTCTTATCATGAAAGTCGAATCCGAAGATACAGGCATGGAAGTGAGGTCGGCCGAAGTTTTCGCCATACTCTCCAGCCATGTAATAGCGAATTTTTGAATTTCCGAATTTTTTTCTAAGTCGTTTAATGAAGAGTTGAAAGTCTTTGTAATGAAGCGATTGATCGCTTGGGAGATGTGCATCGTCATAAGTGAGGGTAATGAAACAATTGTGTTGATGTAATTGGGCTTCATGCATACAACGCATAGCCCATTGACGTGATTTTTCAAGCCTGCAGCCAATACATTGGCCGCAGGGTAAAGACAGTGAACGACTTATATCGTGTTTTCGCCTTTCGTCGAAAACGATAGAGCCATCAGTGCATTGAAATGCACTTATAGGGTGATAACAGGACATGTGAGGTGTCCAGAGACTTTATTAGAGCCTCCAGCCTCCACGCTGAGGGGCTTTTTGCATATTTGCAGCTTTTGTGCGTTTTGCATGATGACGGAAAGATTTAGCGCTTTTCCGTTTTGATACAGATCTACGATGTAATGTACGCATTTTTTTGTCCTTGGTTTATCGGGTTTTTGTGGTTTGGTGTCACCTAGCACAGTTACATCAAGTAGAGTAACTGTGCTGGAGTGACTTTCGTCACTCCTGAGAAGCTATTTCAGCCTCGATTTTTTGTTCATTTTCGATGAGTTTTGCATCGACCAGACCAAGCTTAATAGCTTCTTGTTTATTGTCTGGATTATCAAGGAAATTGATAAGTTGTTCAGGATCGTTCTCAAAGCGGGAACGAATATCGGCCGGTAAAGCCATAAAACCGTCTTCAGCGGCGATAACGGCATTAAGGGCAGAGTGGTAGTCCACAATGCCTGAGAAATCGCCATAGCGGGGCGATAAAGGGCTTGTTGGTAATTGACCAGTAACATTAAATTGACGAAGAATATTGTTAATATCAGTTTCGTCTTTAAATTGCTGCTGAGCCAGAGTTGGCTCCTCACAAGCCAACCCTGACTCATTTGACGCAGCAAAAGTATCATAATTGTATGGTGTACGTAGAAATGGAGCTTTAGTAGCCATTTTATTTTCCTAAAGGTTTAGAGAAGAGTTGATAAGATCCAGGCTTTAAGTCCCTGTAGCCTTGATAAGCGGAAGTAGCAAGACGTTTAGAATCGCGATACCAATAGGGATCAGCTGAAGGAGCAAGTAAATCCTTGCTATTTTTAGCAGTAACGTTGGATAAGTTTCCGGTTCCCGTTGAGGCATAAGCACCCGCCTTATAGTTTTCAATTTGTGAATCAACTAGTTTGCCAAATTGTCCATTATTGTAAGT